CGCACCCGCAAACGCTACACCGCCATCCGTAGGCGAGTCGTTATAGGAGCGCGCCAAAACAAGGGAATTACTGGAAGATTGATAATAATAATCTGAGTAGTGCGTGGTCTCACTGCCTCCAATTTGCGTCGGAACCATGTCGAAAAACGGCCCATTTTCTGCTGCGACATTCGTTATCCAACCATCAGAAGTTCCTGCGTTCACATTTCGAGTAGAACCGTCCGGATCTGTGATTTTCCATACACGATTATTAATTTCAACACCTTTCACCCATTCATAAATGCCACCGAATACACCTTCCAGACCAAGACCGCAAACATATTTTGAAGTCTCATTTTGTGTATCCGCATTTCCTGTTGAATTACTTGTCCCAGTTGTGGTTGCAGAGCTTCCACTTACTGCACCTCCTACGCCCAAAACAGCCTGTAAATTTCTATTGCCATATTTGGCGTATAACATAAAGGCAATGACACAATGCTGTTGAAAGTCAATACGCTGGTAACCCTGTCCACGGGCTGTTGCATATCCGTCAAAATCGTTAGTTGATTTACTTACTGTAGGATGTACTCCACTACGGCTATACAGCTTATTAGAAGTCATATAACCTTTATAAGCACCTACAAGGCTTCGCGGAACATGTTTAAACGTTCCATCCACATTATATTCTGCGAAACGATAACGAAATTTATTACTATCCACCGACTCCCATTTGTAATAGAACTCCGGGAAATCCACCATTACATCACCCTCTGTCCCGTCCAGTTTGGCAGCTGTTCCGTCCTCATAATAGTTGCTATTATCATCCCGAAGATAGGCGATTGAAACTTCTCCTTCGGCAGTTTTCTTGCATAGGCAACGACGGAACTTAGATAGTATTGTTGCAATGACGCCACTGTTAATTTCGCCTGTTATATTCTGCGGATCGCTCTTTGATTTGTCAAAAACAATAGCCGCGTCAACAATCTTTTCATACTCGAAGGAAACTGTTCGGCTGGCCTGATCTGCCGTAAATGACTGGTCGGAAGGTTTCAGATAACCGGCGAAATCATCCACCGATACCGTGTAGGACGTGCCGGTCGGTACTTTCACGACCACACCGGTTCCATTACCCGTGCCGATTGTTTCCCCACCAGTTTTCTTTACTGTTACCGTACAGGCGGAACAGTCCGCGCTATCGTTGGTGGTTACATTTACCGTTACTTTCTCACATGAGTAACTAAACACTACCTGACGCACATTACCGCCAACGGCGACAAAGCTCTGTTTTTCCGGTGTGGTATAGCCGTTAACTGCTTCAACTGACACTTCATAACTCATATTAACCGGTATCTTCACTTCCAACGCCTCGCCCTGCCAAGTCAGTTCCTGGGTTTGTCCGGAATACTTGACTGTAACCTTTTTTCCGTTCAAATCTGTGTCTGGTATTTCCTGATTACTGTTTAAGGTAATGACCGCCTTTTCCTGGTTTGCCGACGTGCCACCGCTTCCGGCAATACGCCAGTCTGCCTTGCTTCCCTTTATGTCATAAAGCTGATAAAACACATAGTCTTCCTCGTCTTCTTCATAAACGCGGCATTGCTGACCGATAGCAAAAGCACGCGGTTCCTCGCTGTCTTCCGGCGTATAAGTCAACGTGTCTTCTGTCGGGGTGGAATCCAATGTCGGAGTTTCAGCATATTTGCCGGACATCGACGCCACAAGGCTTTCTACTTTCTTTATCTTTTCGTCAAACGTGCCGAGTGATTCGTAAAATTCCTTTTCTGTACCCTTATAGCCACCCATTTGTGCCGCCTGCCATGCCGATAAACCGTAAGTCGGGAGATCGGAATAACAATGCTGGCCGTCGGATAGTTTGGTTATGATTTTGCCGTCATCACGGCGTTCAAACAGCCAAACGTTTTCTACCGGAACCGTTTTATCCGCTTCCCACTTGGCCGTTGTTTTTACAATTTGCTGATAGACGTAAACGCCTGTTCCTGATTCGTTACTCATTTCAAATACCCTTCTTTAATGATTATACTTGCTTTTGTAAAATTCGTTTGACCGGTCAAATAAACCGCCCCGCTGTGTGAACCGCCACCACCCGAACCTTCGCCGGTACGTTTCCACACGGCCTGGCCCTCAGTGTTGTCGTGGCATTTCCAGAACGTTTTATTACCATATTCATCCACCGTCCAGACCTCCACACCGATGCCATAGCCGTCATCGTTCACTGTAGGGATATGATCTAAGTAAGACGGCATTTTCTTTTCCAAGGCGGTAATGCGTTTCCCGGCTTCCACATCAGCCTGTTTCAACAGTTCGATGGCATCCGATAGGGTTTTGTCCGCTTTCTTCAGATCTTCCAGTTGTTTTAATATATTGGTGAGCCATACCGCATTGACTTTATCGAAAAAGGTTGACGCTCCAGTCTCCTGTATTTCTATACAATCCCCATCCTCTGGTTTTACTTGTACGACTTTGGCGAAATACTTCACCGCGATATCGCGTACCACATCGTCGGCGTATTCTCTCTGGATATGTTCCTCCGCCTTCACCAGATACACCGGGAACACTTCCACCGTTTCCACCGCCTGGAGCGGAAGCACCATGCCGCCGATACTTACCAGCCCGGCGGCTATACTGTTTTCTTTTACCTGGCAGCCGCATATCACGCAGTTGCCATACTGCGAAAAGAAGCCGTCGGCAACAGCCAGACCTTCCCCTTGAAGCTCCAGCAGGTCGTTGCCCGACCACTTCCTTACGCCCGGTTCCTGTACATGTCGTTTCATTTCTTCATTATTATTTTATAGGTCCTATCTGCAATCTTATATCTTTCTATTTCCGCTCGTACTAGGTTCAAGTCTACACCGGCCGGCACATAAACGATAAAGTCCACGTCCTGGAAACTCTGGCCGCCTTCACCCTCCAGGGCGATTTCCTGCATCGGCTCGAACAACACCCAGTGCGCCGGTTCCGAGTTTAGCCCGATGGCAAGAAACTGGTCCTCGTAGCTCTTTATCAGGATGCCGCCGCCGAACGTTTTATTCAGGTACCCTTCCAGCGAACGGTGCTGGCTCGTTACGTGAACCTTGTACCGGTAATAATCACGCCAGGTGGAAAAGGCATCCCAAACGCTTTCCAGGTCAGCCAATGCCCAAAGCCACCTGAGGCGGTTTTGCTGCCTGCGGTGCGGGGCAACGTACTGGCGGATAATTTCCTTGAAGTTCAGAATAATGTTCATAAGCTAAATATCATTAATGGATACCATTTCCAGTTTACTATCCTCCGTATAGTTGAAATATCCTGCATGTAAGGTCGCCATCGTGTCTATAGGAATAAAATCTTCATCTTCCGTACCCTTGCGGGAAAGGGCGACCATTTTTGCCGTTACAACGCCTGTTACTGCTGTTACTGCTTCCAACATCTTGTGCGAATATATCACACCACCGAACTTCTGCGCCGTCTTGAACTCCTCCAGCGAAGCCAGTACTGCTTCCTGCACACTGTCCACCGGATTGGCGGGGTTATAATAAACTTTTATGTCGTACCTGACTTCGTCGGCATCTGTCGAAATAACCTCAGATTTCGTACCGGCAAACTTGATGGCGTCAATGTAGTTTTTGAAGTTCAGAAGCTGGTTACTCGTTAGCGGCACAATTTTACCTTCTTCATCTTCGGTTGCAACGCGGAACATAATTGTATTATCCTCAGCCACATTCACAGAGGCAATCTTAATAACGCGTGCGGTTTCATCCACCATCGGATATTCCAAAAGTCCGGTCACGGTATCAAAAACCAGCTCGTGGCCCATTTGGAACTCATAACATTTGTCGTTATACCAGGTAACGGTTCCGGCCACTTCTTTTTCTGCGTCTTCGTCCATTTCCTTTTTGAACGTGTCCAACACAATTTCAAAAAGATAAATTCCATAGGCCATACAATGTACCCAGAGCCGCCATTCCGAGGCAGCAGAGGTGGAAAGAGTGAAGGAAACCTTCAGCCTTTCCGTGATGCTTTTTTCTATTTGCTCAATCGTTCTTGCCATTGCGATTCCATATAAGTGGTTATACTTCGGTCTATTTTCTTAACAACCGTCTTTCTGACAAGGCGGCTTTCGTCATCAATCTGTACGGTAGTTCCGGGAGCCAGTTTTATATCAGGATAAAACGAGCCAAGTTCACGACCTGACTTTACAACCGCTGACGGATCATTTTTCAAGTCTGGATTGTTGAAGATAATTTCACTTATAGCTTCTGCCGTTCCATATTGTTGCAAGGCTATATCCAGCAGCAGCTGGTCGTTTTCAACTTCAATCGTTTTCATATTGAGCCTCCACATTTAAGTCATTTGAGTAAGTAGCAAATGCCACCTTTGACACTTTCATACCGTCGGCCGTAAACTCCTTGCGCGTGGCTCTGAGCAAGCCTTCCGGGTCGTTGTCCATCATATAATTTACAGCTCCGACACCGGCTTCCGCCTTCTGCCGTATATGGCCCTTGTCCGAATACAGCAGGTCGCGCTGGTGCTGGTAGGTACTTTCCGCTATCAGCAAATCTCCGGTCGTAAAATCCAGGTCACCGTCAGGCTGTTGTTTATAATCTTTCATAGGATTTATGATATAGTATTGCCAAAAGTACCGGTCACAGGCCCCATCGAAGTTGTCAGGCCGGCTGTATAAGTAATTGTCGCGCTTTTGATGGCGTTCATAACAGCATCCGCCAGCTTATCCGCCACCTTGTCGATAGCCCCTTCCCGGTCGTCGTCCTGCTGGTCCATCACCTGGGTAAAGGCTTCCTTTATCTCTGATTTAATTGTCGCTTTTACTAATGCATAATTTATCCCTCCATATAATTAGGCAAATCCGCCTTAATCTGTTGAAATGTCGCCATATTAATAGGTACGCCGGACGGACCTACAGCCGTGGGGACTGTCAGGGCACAAATCCCGTCCAGCATTTGTTCCAGCGTTTTCTTTAGTCCTGAGCCACCACGGGTGATAGTCACACCGCCTGTAGATGCTTTAACGGTCGTCGAGTCGGCGGTAATGGTGAGTGCGTCTGCTTCATGAAGAGCCTTCACCTTGTCATTCGTTACCTCCAGTTTTTCCGCATCCACATGGACGGTTATCTTTTTACCTTTCTTGATGTCGATGTTTTCGGTATCGATGATTACTTCCAAATCGGTATCGGTAAATATCACCTTGTCTATCTCGGTGAATTGGCATACGAACAGTTCATTGCTTTTCCCGATCCGGCAGACAAGTACCGTGCTATCCAACCGGGGAATGAAGGCGAAGCCCTGCAAGTCGGGGTTCACCAGACCGCGAAGGCGCACATCGAAATAATCCACCTGGTCATCGCGTTTGACGGTGCAGGTAAATTCTTCCTCGTTCACTTCGGTAACGGTTCCCTGGAACACCTGGTCGCCGCCATCGCCGAACCGCTGCTGGAACTTCCGGCGTAATTCTTCCATTTCCTTGCTCATGCCTTGATACCTATTTCAACGGTGCGACGCCCGCCACCTGTTCCGAAAGACGTTTCCACGCTTTCGATAAAGTAGTCACCGCTCCGTTCGTTATACACTTTGTCCTCGATGCTTGCCACCATGCCAGGAAGGGCGTAGGGAAGCAGGAAGGTTGTTATCTTGCCCCGGTAGCCGTCGAACGAATACCGTTTCAGTTCTTCCTGGGCAAGTGTTTTCAGTTCCGCCGCGTCTTTCACGTCGTAATAGTAAAAGGTGCGCGTTTCACCGCCGTCCTCGCCCAGCTCGCCTTCTATCTTCGTGCCGTCCTTGTAATAGCAGACAGCCTTTACTTTCAGCTTTACATCCTCGGCCAACTGGTATTTCAATTCGTTGTCGCTGATTACATTTTCCCGGAGCACGTATTTCACCGTTTCGCCTTTCACGTCGTTGGCCTTGCCGACATGGAGCTTTCCATTGATGTCGAACCAAGCCACAAGGCCGTATTCCTTTTTCAAGAAGCCCAGAACCCAGCTGCCTGGCTTGTTGTTCACGACGAAGTTCTTCAGAGTCAGGTCCACCACTTCGCCCATCTGGATTCCCGTTAGAATGGTGTTCAAACAGTCTTTGAGTGTCGTTTCTTTTTTCGAGAATACGCAGTTCAGGAATCGCAGCTTGTAATACTCGTCCTCACATTCGATCTCCAGCGGCACCTTGTAATTGAGCCGTTTCACATAACCAACGAACTCAGTATTCAGGCTTCCGTCATACCCCAGCTTGACTTCCACCTTGTCGCCCACCTTTATGGCCTGTGCCGTCTCAATATGTGTCGGGGGCTCTCCGGAATGTTTCAGCACAGCCGTTACTGGTACCTTAATTGTAGCGGTTGCCATCAGGTCGTACAGGCTTCGTTTCACTTTCACGTCGTGTACTGACTTAAAGGAAACCGAACCGATTTTTATTTCACAACACAAAGCAAACATATCATTCCAGTATTAATTCAAAACTCCGGTCCGTTACCAGTTCCATCGTGAACACCTGCGCCGTCTCGCAGCCTTTCATTTCGGCAAAGTCGATGCTTTTTATCACGACCTTATCCTCTTCGTCCAGGAATATATCAGTCAGGGCGCATTTGAGCGTAACCGATTCGTTGATGTTGTACAATTCATTCAGGGCGTTGATCTGCTGGTCGGGAAAATCCACGTCCAGGCAGACACCGGCGATGCGTATTTCGTAATCATCGACCGAAATCAACTCCTTGACCGTACCCTTGCGGCCGACCATCGCCGTTTCCACGATGCTTTTCTTTCCACGGATGGAAATGACGGCGTTCGGTATCTCGTATTCCGTCCCTTTATGCTCCAGCACGATTGGCATAAAATACCAGCGTCCCTGTGCGTCTTTCTTCCGAAGCGTGGAACCGAAGTCGGAACTGGTCTTTTCCGAAGCCTGTTCGCCGGGGTATTCGTAGCCGTCCGCCTTATATTTGCTCGGCGCGTCAGGAATAAAACCGCCCGGATAAGGCAGCCCCTTATAACCGATCACGTTGAGCAGCATATCGCCCAGGTTGAACTGACTAACCCGTTTAAACGTCTGGGCCACTTCTTTAACTGTGTATTTCGTTGCCATATCTTAACCTTCGCTTAATTCTTCCAATATTCCCAAAATTTCGGCGCGGATTGTTTCACCGCCTTTCTGGTCGGTATTGGCGACATGGATAACCACTTCATCGCATACCTTACCAATCTGGTACGTCCTACCGTTGTTATTATAATTCCGACTGTTGTCAGCGGTGAACGTGTTATTCGTTTCCCGGATATTCTCTACGTTATATGCGTCGGAGATATTCGGGGCCGGTATTTCATCCGCCACAGCCGGACTTGCCGCCATCGCCAACGGAACCGCTACAGTTGCCGCCACTTTACGCATGGATTCAGGAAGCAATGACACTTCACGGGGTTTTAGCTTTTGGGTAATGGCGGAATAAGCGGACGATTCACTGAGGTTGCTCGGCGTTTCGTTCAGGTCAAGCACCTTGCTTTTGCCGCTTGCCTTCTTCCCGGTCTCCAACGAAGCCAACAGCTTGTCAAAGTTCGGGCTTGCCATCGGGGTGGAAGTCGGTTGCAATGGGGTGGTTTCAGTCGGTTGTACCACGATCTGAGTTTGTTTATCCTCCCTGGATGCCGCCCAACTGTCCCGGCCAGCCTGTCTGCCTTTTTCCCAAGCGGTGGAATAATCGCCATTTTGGATTGTGCGGGTAATTATAGAAACCGGATTGGACGTTACAACGCCCTGGCTGATTTCTTTGAACCCCTGTTTGGCGGCTTCGGCCGCTTCGGAGAAATTCCCTTTTACCAACTGAACGATTGCCGTACCCACGCTGCCGATACCGGAAAGAATCTTTTGAAACGGGGCGACGATACTGTTGAACAGGGTCCGCCCGAACTCTTTTATCACCTCCCAAACACCGAGCACTACCATACGGAAGCCCTCGAATTTCTGCCAGCAAAGCGTAACAACACCAATCACGACTCCGATACCGGCTGCAATCCGACCAAGCGGCGAGGCCATAAACGCTGCGTTTAATGCTAACTGTGCGGCGGTCAATCCCCCCGTTACTGCTGTTTGAGTTATATCCAACACCTTTTTTATTCCACCAATTACGACAGCCCTTTGTGTCCAGGCATAGTTTACGGCCATCGCTGCCGTCAGGATTCCAAGTGTAGTCGTCAGCCCGATAATAACCGGGTTGCCTTGCTGAATCAATGCGTACCAGCCGGAGAAGAAACCGATAACTGTATCCATCACGACTGAAACGCCGTCCAATACGCCACCGGCAACAGTCAGCCCCGCGCTAATCACTGGCAATATGATTTCGCCAACCTGCAAACCGATATTCTTAAACTGGTTCCACACTTCGGTCGCCTGTTGCACAGCATTTCGGGAATAACCAAGTGCGGCGGTGGTTTCTCCGGTAGAGTTTGCCACGTCGTTCATGGATTCCCGTAGCTTTTCAGTGTCGGACATCAATACAGAAAAAGCGGATTTGGCTTCTTTATCTACCAGCCCGAACTGTTCCAGCAAGGAAGATTTCTGTTCGTCATTCAGCCCTCCCAATACGTTCTGCAGGTCGGTAAATATATCAACGATACTCCGGATCTTACCCGTATCGTCAAATACATCCACTCCGGCGGCGGAAAGTTTCTTCCGGACATCTACACGACCCAATACGGAGAAAGCATTTTCCATCAATGTGGCAGCGCGTTCGGCCGACTGGCCTTTACCGGTCATATAGGCAAACGTACCGGCCACCTCTTTATAAGCGATACCCAAATTGTCGGCTCCGGCAATCAGGTTTGGCATGTACCGGGCGAAGTCGGCAAATTCTCCCGCCCCGACACGCTTCGCTGCGAAGAAGGTATCCAGCACTTCCTGCGCCGTTGTGTTCTCCTTACCCACAATGGAAAGCGTCTGGGCCAACGCCGCGGATACGATATCCAGGTCGGTAAATCCCGCCTTGCTGCCTTTCAGGGCGGCATCCAATATGGAAAGGGACAATTCAACGTCATTCACCTGCGAGTTGATTGCCTCGAAGCCGACCGGTACGACCTGAATGTCTGTTTTGTTGTCGGCGGCGATTTGCTTCAATCGCTTTTTCAGATCGTCCAGCCCGGCTTCGTCCAACTGGGCGGTGATATTCACCTTCGCCATGTTTTCGTCAAAGGTCATGCCGGCACTTCCCGCAAAGGTGGCGGCGGTTATACCCGTAACTAATGGATTTTTCAGAAGGTTTGCACCTGGTAAAGCGTCGAAGGCTTCCGATGCCCATTTTTTAAATTTACCTCCACCGGCGGCTGTCTCCAGCTCGTTCAATTCGTTTGTAAGTCGGGAAATTTCACGGTTATACTCTTTTATGGCCGGAAGATTGTCAGCCGGTATCCATTCCTTCTCAGCCTGTAAAGCGTCTATCCGGGCTTTCAGTGAGCCGATGGTCTTTCCCGTGTCCTGGAATACGTCTTCCGCCGACCTGACTTTTTCCTGTACGCCGGAAAGGGCCGACCTCGTTTTCTCCGAGGTGGCCGTTATCCCTGCCAGTTTCGCGCTGATCTGGTCACGGAGCGAAAAGATGTATTCTATCTTGTTTGCCATAAATCACCCATGCTTTTAATAAAATCGTATTTTACCCATTCGGCCAAAGTAACCTGCAAACCCCATTCTTCGTCGCCTAGCGTTGCCGGGTCTATATGCAGGTAGGCCCGGATCAGGCTGTCCGCAAGCAGCAACCAGCCGGGCCTGTCGGCGATACCCGTCCGGCTTATAACTTTTTTAGCTCGGCTTCCTTCACCTCCACCAGTTCGCCCAACTTCGCCGATACGCCGAGGAATAAGGAATCGTCGGTCTTGATTTCTTCGTCACCCACCAGCCAGCAATTATTCAACAGGATTTCGTTATACTTCATCGGGTCGTTTTTTCCGACCACGGCAGCCGCGCTGAGTGCCTGGCGGCTGGGGCGTTTCAAATAGGCAACCTTGTCGCCGACTGTAACACAGAACACGTCGCCCCATTTCTTTTTCCACGCTTCGATTTGTTCGGGGGTAATTGTCTTGTTGTTTTCTTTTTCGTTCATAGCTTTATACATTATAATAGTTATACCACATTATATTCTACATCACAGGCAATAAAAGGCAGCGCGTGTTCTGAATACAGGTCGCCTTCCTTAATACTGTTCGGAGCTTCCGTAATGGAAGCATTTATTACCTTATCGGTCTGTACTACGCCCGTTTCCGAGATATAGGAAACAATGACATCAAATTCCAGGTCGGTTACATCATCGTAGCCTTTCGCTTTTGCGGCCGCTTGCATGGCAACCAGTTCAGACTGTAAGACGGTAATCGTTCCCTCGTACTCTTTACGGCCCATCTGTATGCCACGTGCCTTTTTACCTGTCGCATACAAGGCTTCTTTTGCCCGTTTGGATTTGTATTCTATGCCACGCAGCCCGGCTACAGGTTTGCCGAGCAATACCACGTTTACATCAATCCACGCATATTCTTTTGAATTAAAACTTGCCATTACTCACTTGTTTTATTAAAAGGATTATCAAATGACAGATCAACATTGATTTCTTTGAGCAAAGCGGTAGGTACAACCTTCGCCTGCACTTTTAGCGCATTCGTTGAAATCAAGTCCTGATTAGGGTCTATGTAGGCAGTAAATCCTGAGATTTCACCTTCCATATTCGTATTTACGGCACGAATCAACAACTGTTCGTAATACTTACATATTGGCTGCGGCAGCTTGCCGGTTTCCGGATCAACAGCCACACTGTCCAGTATTTCGTCAATGTAGGTCTTATAACATATTACCAAGGCCTTCTGGATTACACGGGTTAAGCTTAAGCGATGATAATCGTTGGTTGTTGCAACGGCTGTCGGATCATCGTTGAGATAGTAACCGTTCTTTCCTATATAGGTACGGTAAAAGATATAACCAGCATCATGCAGGGCGTTCCAAAGACTGTAACTTTCCTCAGGCTTCTTCCCGTTTGTCAGATAACCGTCCGCAACCAGGCTACCGTCACGGACACGGGCCAGCGAAATATTTACTGCACAAGTGGCAAGACGCCCCAAAACCTTGCCGATAGCCGCCGAGTAATATTCACTTGCTCCATATTTACCGTCTGAGGCCATCACAACAGACACGCTGTCCTGGCTCCCCTCTCGTGGTTGGTATAAGCTGTCGGTTGTACCATTCCAGGCAAGGGCCGGTAGCAAGACTACAAACGGGGCAATCTGTTTCAAATAAGATTCCACAACCTGCTGAGCCGCTGTTACGGCTGTAACCACGTCCTGGTCTATACCGCTTGTTACGGTTGGCTCGTACTCGGCATCCGGATTACGGTTTATGCCCACCAGTCGGATACGTCCGGCCGCTGAATCAATCAGCGTTTTTAGCGGAGATCCGGCTTCCATTGAGCATATTTCAGTCAGCGTCTTTGCCGCGTCAACTACCAACAGATGCAGTTCTGCGCCATCACCGGCCGATTCATAAAAACCCAGAACCTCTTTATATGCCAACGGATTATTTTCTGCCGTCAGTCCCAATTTCTTCAAATCTGCTGTAGAGGCAATCACATAGACCTTATTAAGCTCCAGTGTAGACGAAACTGCCGTACCCGTCAGAATCAATCCGGCAATACCGTCGTCCGAAAGGGTTACAGCCCCGATATTGCCATTACCCAGCGTTATATTTACATTTGGTAAACTCATATTAATTACGTTTTAATAGTTTTTGAACACCTTTCAAACCCAGCCAAAGAGCCAGGACAGAAAGTGATATTTTCCCGATCCGCATCCACGTTTCCTGCCACCAAGTAAGGCGGTTCACTTCAACCTCAACGGGTTGGGGCACATAGATGATGGAATCTTTAGCAGGCAGGTAGACCGTATCGTGTACGGCTTCCAAGTCATAATCCAATCGCCCGTTCTCGAACGTCAGATGGCTGTTCATGCCTTGCGATTTCAGTTCATCGTATGCTTTCAGGATAACCCGGTTATTGCTGTCACACTCGAACAGTGCGGTCAGAAGCGCTGAATCCGCAGGCAGATAAACAGGAACCAGCCGTTCAGTAACAAGATTACCGGGTAGGTTCACGGGAGCGCGGCTCGCATTCTTCGGCCCTCTGCAGCTCAATACGCACAGGGCAAGCAGCAACATGAGGACAGTTATTGACTTTCTCAACAGCCCGGCGAAGTCGGGCCAGTTCCTTACGTATCGCATTAATCTCTTTTTTTAGCGGTTCGACAACCTGTTCCATCAGGATGGACATCCCGTTTTTAACATTTTCCAGTTCGTCGCCCCGTGTCTCCGCCTTAGATGCTTCCACCTGCGCCCTTAATCCTTCGACCTCCGCTTCATACTTTTTGCGCAGCAGTTTAGCTGTAAGCCACGAGCTGAACGGTGCGGTAACGATTGCGGCGATTATGGATATTATTTCTGGTATTTCCATCCTGATTTCACAGAGTTACATTATTTGTTCAATAATTCCCAACCGGCTTCAACGTCCTTCATGACGGCCGGGATACCATTTTCAACCTGGCTTATCGCAGCGGCAAAGGCGCACATCGTACCTTTATCGGCCACATCCGGAACAAACGTCGTAGGAACTTCCATTTCTTTGCAAACACGTGTAATATAGCCCGAAGTATTGTTTTCGCTTCGTGGAGCCCATCGGTTGATAAAGTCCGCTATTGTTTTACAACCGTGCTTATAACGATAATTCTGCAATAGCTTTATCAAAGCACGATAACCGTGTGCCATATCTGTAAATTCTTCAAACGTGTTGTCCCTCTTTGCCATAGTAGGCACTTCTCCCTTCCAGTCGGTAGCATCCGAATTACGGATGTTACCGGGATTATTATTTCTGATACCTCGTGGTGTGCCCATAATTATTCGCTTTTATATTCTGACATAATAGCTCCCATCGCGTCTTTCTTTTTAGGAAGCACGATAAAGTAATGACGGAAATTCACAAGACTTCTTTGGTTAAGCGGGTCTGTTTTTGCCTCCGAGTAATACATCTTTGTGCTGCCGGCTGCCTTAAACACGCGTTTGGTATAGAAGGCAACGGAAGCCTGATATTCATTAGCACTTGCTGCCGTTCCGAATGCAACCTTTGTTCCGGCTGTCTTGTAAACTGGGTTGTCCGAATACTCGTACACCTCGAATCCGTACAGGTTGGCAATTTTACCGGTAGTATAATTATAATACTGGTCTTTAAACTTCTGGTCCGTCAGAAGCAAATCGTTAACGTGATCGCTACACAAAACAAGACGCCTTCCCTGTACGGGAATCTTCATTTTATCAAATTTATCCTTAAGCGCGATAATGTCTGAGATTTGTAAACGCTTTCGTCCGGTAGCACCACCACCAACAACCTCACCGGATGTTTTCAAAACAGGGGTTTTGGCACTGTCGCTGTCTGGGGCCAGCGCATGGATAGCCTTGGCAAATTTCTTTTCCTTTATCGCGTCTGCGTGGCGTTCCTTCAGGCTCGACATCTTGTCGTAGGAAGAAGCGTATAGTTCATCGTCCGTTACCGGTGTCGGTTTGGTTTGAAACTTATCCAGGGAGAACACCGCGTCGGTATCAGTAATATCCTGTACTGCCAAAGGGTAGGTCGTGTTATTGACCAGCACTTCCGGATCACCGCCGACATCAATCATGTGGATTACGTCATTCTCAGCATACTGCGAATAGTCCGGCAGTCCGTCAAGAAAGGTTGCCACATCACCGGCACGAAGTGTTTTGATTAATTCGCCAGTCCATACCTCGGTCAGCACCCCTTCGCAAAGTGCTCCGGAAGGCAAGAAAGGACCGGCCACTAATGATACGCTGACAGCGGTAGCGGCTCCGGCCATAGCCGGAACGCCCATCACGGCGGCAACCATAACGCCCATCACCGCATTAAACAGCAGGGCTGTAATAGCTTTGATTCCTTTTGATTCCATTTGTTTTTTGATTTGTTTGATTGATTAATAATTAGGACAGTCCACACCATATTCAGCCTTATACAGCTTCATATAAGTGGCTTTGTCGTTTGTTCTCAGTTCAATAATTTTGTCGGCCGGAACGTCTGAAAGTTTCTTCCACTCACCGGAAGCGGAATTTCCTCCGGATAGTCGGATCACGTCAGTTGGTTTCTGCGCCGGTGTCATGGCTTCGAAGGTCATCTTCAAAGTTTCAAGACCGACCTTTTTGCCGAGCTCGACAAAATGGCTCTTCTTTTCTGCCGTAATTCGACGTTCGTTAATGGCGTTTTCTACTGCGGTGGTTATACCGGCCAATTGCATTTCTTCCTTTTCCTTTCTCAGTTGCTCGTTGGCCGTTTTATAGCCCAACAGCACTTCGATTGTGGAAAGGATTTCTTTTTCCGTTGCCGTTTCCGGCAGCCCAAGCTTCAGGGCGATTGCTTTAAAATCCATCTTTTCGTCTGATTTTTGAGTGTTATTAATAAGCAGCGGGAGGTTTTCCGAGTCCTCTCCGGCTACCAGTTTTAATTCTTTTCCCTGTATATTCAACATTAGCGGCAGGGCGTTGTCATTACCGCCGATGTCAACCATGCTGACTTCGGTAAGTTTGCTCCTTGTGACGGTCGCACGGTATTGTCCCGGCTTGGCAAGCTCCGGAGCGTCGCTATACTCCAAGACTTCCACATTGGCGGATGCCATACGCAGGGTACCTTTTTCCCATTGTGCCTTCGCCTGTTTGGATTCCTCGCGGACCTCATCAAACCAGGGCTCGCCGGTAACTCGTTCACCCTCTTTTTTCACGTCTTTGATACAGCCAATAATCACGCCACGCCAGTGCATCCAGAGCAGGACGGGGTTTTTCTCATACTGGGAAATATCCATTCCCGCCGTGCTGATCCAGGTTCCGTAACAGTTGACCGACTCGTCACTGATTACAATTCGTTTTCCCATTTTTTATAAAATCGTTGTTTGCTGCAAACATATTATCGTAAATACACCTGTCAAAATAAGCGTGCAACGGTTGCACACTTTTATGTAATGGTTACACACTTCTATGTAACGGTTACACCCTTAATTGCCGGGGCACGATTTCCTTTACAATTTTGCTGAAAAGCTAATATCAATTTTATGGCAACATCAAAGAAAGAACTTGAAAAAACAAAGGAGCTGGCAAGGCTCTATTACTTGAACGGAGATACGCAAAAACTGGTTGCCGAGAAGGTCGGAGTTTCCCGCGTAACAGTAAACAAGTGGGTTAATGATGGTAGCTGGGATGCGCTACGCACCGCCAAGTCCATCACTCGTAAGGAGCTTGTGGCGAAAATTATGAGAAAGGCTGACGAAAGGCTGGAGAGCGGGGATATGACAGCCGACGAAATGGCAAAGCTGGCAGCCAGCATTGAAAAAATAGATAAACGTACCAATGCCACAACCATTATAGAGGTACTTACTTCCTATAACAACTGGTTGGTGGCGCGTACACAGATAGACAAGGAACTGACAGTGGATTTCCTGAAAATGACCAACCGTTACCAGGATGTATTTATCGCGGAACAGGTTTCGGCCGAAAATCCGGGGCTATAATATATAAATGTATATGGCGACACAGATAAGTCAGAAAGAAGCGTTGAAAAGATGGAAGCAGCTTTGCGAGACCATCCAGAACTTTTCCACCGTCAACACAGCCGAAACAAAGGCTGAACAAATGGAACGCATCAGCCGCGCCCGGAAAGATTACGCCTATTTCGTGGAATATTACTTTCCGCATTATTGTACCGACAGCGAAACTGGCAGAGTCATCCCTTCCGCAAAGCACCATATTGAGGCGGCGAAAAAGATACTGAAACGCCGGACATTGAAGGCTGTTTTCAAATGGGCACGTGGCCAGGCTAAATCTACCCACATGGACGTCATGATTCCGATGTGGCTCATGGCACAGAAGCGGCGTGAAATAAACGTTATGGTATTGGTGGGCAAGTCAGAGGATGCCGCCTGCACCTTGCTTGGCGACATTCAGGCAGAACTGCAATACAACAAACGATATACCCACGACTTCGGAACCAAATACAATGCCGGGAACTGGCAGGATGGCGAGTTTGTAACCTCAGACGGCGTAGCATTCTTCGCTCGTGGCCGTGGCCAGTCGCCGCGTGGTCTCCGTTACCGGAACCGACGACCGGACTATATTGTTATCGACGACCTCGACGACGACGAACTATGTGAGAACGACAGCCGTGTCCGTAAACTGACCGAATGGGTGAAAGAGGCCCTTTTCGGAGCGTTCGGGGCTGAGGGCGGGCGTTTTATCATGGTGGGTAACCTTATCAGCAAATGCAGCGTATTGGCAAACATAGCCGCATCAAAAGGCGTTGAAGTAAGCCAGGTTAACGTCCTGGACAAGAACGGCAAATCGGCATGGCCGGAATACTGGACTCCTGAACGTATTCGGGAAAAGCGCGAGTTCATGGGCTACCGGGCCTTTGAAAAGGAATACATGAACAACCCGATCAAAGAAGGTTCGGTATTCCGCAAGGATTGGATTCGGTGGAAAAAGATATTGCCGCTCGACAAGTATGACGAAATTGTGGCTTACTGCGACCCCTCATTCAAAGGCTCTACAAAGAACGACTACAAGGCCATCAAGGTATGGGGCAAAGCCGGAACAGAACTGCACCATATCCGCGCTTTTGTCCGGCAATGTTCCGTTGCGGAAATGGTACGCTGGTTCTATGACTTACACGAAAGCCTGCCGGAAGGGGTTATCTGCAAATACATGATAGAGGCGAATTTCCTGCAAGACACCTTGCTTGACGATTTCGAGGAAGAAGGAAACCTTCGCGGATACCAGTTACCCATACAGGCCGACAAGCGCAAAAAGCCGGACAAGTTCCAGCGTATCGAAGCGGTATCGCCGCTTTGGGAACGCGGTTTTGTCTTTTACAACGAGGATTTACAGAATGATCCGGACATGCTGGCGGGTATCGAACAGACACTTTCAATCGAAAAAGGCAGCAGCACACACGATGATGGTCCCGACGCTGATGAAGGTGCAATCAATGTATTGCAGAAGCATTCAAGAATACAGAAGTTTAAACCGAGCATCGGCACACGCCGGTCTCCTAAAAATATATGGTAAGATGAAACAGTTTATTAAAGACCTTATCTTGAGTTACAGGATAAAACGTGCCATTCGCTTGGCAGAAGAACTTTCCAGAGTTAGCAAACGCCGGTATCTTGTCCTTATGGTGGCAGGCATTCCTAAAGTATATTCCAAACAGGAACTGAAAAAGATGATTACCCAAAGGAAATTCCGTAAGGGTACAACCATTCAGGATCTGGAGAAGAAAGCAATCCTTATAACCGGGTAAGCCTATGTTTTTGACCGAAGAAGATTATATCGTGGCAAGCAATACGGCACTGAACGTATTACAGCAATGTTCGGAGGAAAAACGGGAAACCGCCGAACGGATGGCCATTGAGGAAGTGTCCGGCTATCTAAGAAGCCGGTACGATGTGAAGAAGATTTTCGCCGCCTCCGGTAGCGAGCGGAATAACATTATCGTGCTCCGTACCTGCGATGTATCCTTGTACCATCTTTCTGCGTGGCTACCAAACAAGATGGGACACGAAATAAGGAAAGAACGTTACGAACTTGCCTTGAAATGGTTGGAAGGCGTACAGGCGGGCAAGATAATTCCTGACCTTCCCACCGTAACCGGAGAAGATGGCGAGGAAGACGTGAACAACCCTGTCAAATGGGGTTCCGGAAGACAAAATACTTATATATGGTAGATTATGGCAAAAAGAAACAAATATAATCCAGGCATGAAGATTGGAGGATTCAACCTGGCATCGGCAAAAGACCGTCGTCGGCTTCAGTCGCTGACGGTAGAACTGAAGCTCCAGGCCGAAGCCTTGACGCAAAAGGATATGCGTTCATGGCGTCAGGCGTGGCAACAGGCTATCGACATCGAAAACCCGCGCCGGGAACGGTTGTATGATATTTACCGGGATGTGGAAGTAGACCTGCATCTTTGCGGTTGTGTGGACCAGCGTAAGGGATTCGTTCAGAAGAAAGGCTTCAAACTCGTAGATGCCAAAGGGAAACAGAACGATGATGTTACCCGGCTTTTTGAAGCGGTTTGGTTCAAGGATTTGGTCGGTTATATATTGGATTCCCGATATTGGGGACATTCGCTTATCCAGCTCGGCGATGTGGTGAGCATCGACGGGGAAATGCGTTACACGGGCGTAGAACTGGTGAATCGTAAGCACGTAATACCGGAATACGGCGTAATCATCCGGGAACAGAGCGACGAATGGCGTTCGGGCATACCATATCGGGAAGGGCCGATGGCCGACTGGGTGGTGGAAGCAGGCAAACCGAAGGATTTAGGCTTATACCTGAAAGCCGCCACGCAGACTATCCCCAAAAAGAACATGTTGGCCTATTGGGACCAGTTCGGGGAAATATTCGGTATGCCAATCCGTATCGCCAAAACAACGGCACGAGACCCGAAAGACAGGAGTCAGATAGAGAACATGCTGGCCTCTATGGGTGCGGCCGCATGGGGCCTGTTCCCGGACGGAACCGATATTGACATCAAGGAGACGACACGGGGCGATGCCTTCAACGTCTATGACAAACGTATTGATCGGGCCAACTCGGAACTGTCAAAAGGTATCCTGAACCAGACAATGACCATCGACAACGGTAGCAGTCTTTCACAGTCGGAAGTCCACTTGGAAGTATTCGAGAATGTGGTCGAAAAGGATGCCGATCTTGTGAAAGACATCGTAAACGACCAGCTTCTGCCGCGCATGGTAAAGCACGGTTTCCCAGTAAAAGGGCTGCACTTTGAATGGGACGACAGCGTGGACTATACGCCGGAACAGCAGTTGGAATATGAGAAGATGATTTCCGACCGCTATGAGGTTGACCCGAAATATTTCATCGACAAATACGGCGTTCCCATTATCGGTAAAAAGACTGTTCCGGACACTTCCGCACAACTGGCACAACCTTTTTTCGACTGAGCCCGGATGATTATGCCGGGCTGCACAAAAGAATAGGTTTGCTATATCTGGAGGAAAACCTGCAATTATCCGACACTGACGATTACCCGGACGTGTCGGGTGTTGAATCCGCCTTCGAAAAGGCGATGAAGTGGCTGCATAGTAAACGTATCTTCGGAGCAGGCATGTTGAAAGAAAAGCCGGTCCGCCGATTGATCGAGGAAACCGCGGCTTACCTTTCAAAAGGCATTGAGCGTGGTATTATACAGGAATCGCCGTCGGAAGAGATGGTCTCCAGCCTTCGGGAAAGTGCCGGAGTATTCTCCGGATTCAAGACTTTTCACGAAATGAAAGAAGCCGCAAACCTGCTGCTGGACGAAAACGGCGATTTAAAGCCGTTTGAACAGTTTTCAAATGACGTTCAAAAGATTAATGAGGCTTACAACAAACACTATTTGAAAACTGAATACAATTTCGCCGTGCAAAGTGCGGAAATGGCTGCCAAGTGGGAAGAACAGCAGGACGACGGCGAGGGTCGTTATTTACTCCAATACCGTACAGCGGGGGATAAGAAGGTACGCCCCGCACATCAGGAAATGAACGGTATCACGCTGCCATCTTCCGACCCGTTCTGGGACAAATATTATCCTCCGAACGGCTTTAACTGTCGTTGTACCGTCCAAAAGGTACGCGCCGCCAAATACCCGGCAACTGACAGCAAAGAAGCCATGGAGACCGGGGACAAGGCAACCGAGGGCAAATACGCCGAAATGTTCCGCTTCAATCCGGGCAAACAGCGTGCGGCTTATCCGGCTTACAACTCGTACACAATAAAAAAGTGCGCCACCTGCAAAAAGAGCGGGTTTAAACTGGCGAAGATACCCAGTAACGAACTTTGCGCTGCTTGTCCGATTATTCATGAGTGTGCCGGGGACATCGCCAAATCACAATCGGCCATTGAGCGGAAGCACTACCTACGGGAAATGCAGCCGCTACTAAAGAAAAAGGTCCTTTTAGAGATTGACGGGATAAAGAAAAGCGTAGGATTCCGCAAAACCGGAAATGAGCATCTGTACAGCGATACGTTCGGCCGTTCCTCCGTTCTAAAGAAGGAACACCTTTCAGGTCTGGACAAGGTACTGGAAAAAGCGGTCTATGTAAAAACCTCCGACTCACTCAGTCATGACAGGAAGGATAGAATCAAACGGTTTTATTATCTAAAGTCAGAGATAGAAGGGAAAACTGTTTATTTGAATATTGCGGAAACGGATGAAAGGTCAAATAAGGGTGTCGTTTGGCATAACCGGTTTTTATATTCGATTACTGATAAAATAAAATAAAAGCACCCGTTTGCGCCGTCTTAGGTTCCAAGACCAGGTGTGGCCACAAAACGAATGCTTTTATACCGCAAATATACAACTAATAATTTAAAACCCAATCCTATGGACGGAGATTTTAAGAAAGAAGTCATTGACCGGTCGATAGAGGACATCAAAACCGAGTTTGACGAGGAATTTGACCGGAATTTCGAGCGGAAAGCCTTTTTCGATGAAAAGGAATGGCCCGAAAGGAAATTTGATGACGGTGTGGGTTCACTCATGCAACGCACTGGAGGGTTACGTCGAAGCATCCGAAGCCGGAAACGTCGGGGCGAGCTGGTTTATTCGTCTTCCAAGCCATACGCCCAGATTCATAATGAAGGTGGGGAAATTAAAGTTACCCGGAAGATGAAGAGATATTTTTTAGCGAGATACCTAAAAGAAGCCAAGTATTCAAAATCTGGAGAACAGAAGAAAAAACGCCCAAAATCAACAGACAAACAGTTACAAGGCTGGCTGGCACGCGAGGAAGAAAACAAAGATCTGTCGGATAAGGCTGAATTTTGGCGAAGAATGGCCTTGAAGAAAGTCGGCTCTACCATCAATATACCTGAACGCCGCTTTATCGGATCCGGACGCAATACCGACCGGATCATCCGGGAAATAACCGAACAGAACTTTGAGGAATATTTAAAGAACCATCCAATCATAGACAAATGAGAAAGATTTTATACCAGGAACTAAAGAAACGCCTGTCGCGCCTTTTAATGGCCGACAGTGGCGACATCGAGTTGGTATCGGAAGAACGTATCAAACAAATGATAGAAGCCGGAGAAACACCCGATTTTGCGATAAAACATTTTGGATTGTGGAACCGGCAAGTGGAGTTTATTGAAGAGGAAGCGCATTTCCCGATGCCCGCTGTATTTATTGAGTTCGGACGCCTGGCATGGCGACACCAGCAAGGAGGATTACAGGATGCGGACCTGACTGTCGGGCTGCACGTCCTGACGATCGCCCAGCCAGAAGGATACGACGGCGAAGAATTTCACCTGGATTTGCTTGACAAGATAAACCGCTGCCTGCACGGGTTCACTGGCGAATATTGGGGATCATTTAAGAGATCGGCGTCCATCCCTTGCCACGACCACGAGGAAATACTGGATGATACGGAGGTTTATCAAACACTTTTGTATGACGATTCGGCGGTGAAGATGCTGGTTAAACACCCGGTTCCACCTGAGTTTATCAGTCGAAAAGGCTAAGCTGTAATTCGTTTACTTTTTGCGTCACCTTGGGATTGGCCGCGGCATTGATATAGTTGTAGAAGGTCTTCTCCGTTATTCCGTAGATAGGGTAAATGTATCTGCGCCAAATTTCCCGGTTAGACAGTCCGGTTTTGGCGTATTCGTCGTAAATTGCATTTACCTCAACAACACGGCGTGCGTATGAACATCCTTTTAAACTCATTTACCCCAGATATTTAGTTTCAATTACAAATTTATCGAATTGGCACCAACGAGCAAAATAAAAGGCGGGATAGTTTTACACATCCCGCCTTTTGATAAGATTATTCAGTCGCCCCCCCTGATTCAAGCTGTTGTAATCGTTTCAAGTGGTAAACTACTGCTTCAAAAAATTCAAGACTCTTTTTTGCTCCTCGCTTAGAATCCCTGCTTCGCAACCTTGGGTATTGCTCTTTAATCTTTTCTGCTGTTCCCTCAGCATCCTTGATGCATTGCGCTACGGTTTGGACTAAGCCTATTTGACTTGTTATTTTTACCATATCTACTCCTTTAAATATTGGAATTCACCAAATAATACAAGTACCGGTTCTGTTTTCCCCATAACCCATTCGCCGCGTTTGTTATCCTGACCTTCAGGTGGTGAAACAACTTGGTGGATACTACCAGGAACTAATGCCCGGAACTCCTCACCACAAGCACCACAACGGATAATCTTTATAGACGTTGCCCTATGAATTCCTTGGCAAAGTTGCATTTTAGGGATACTTCTTTCCGGTATTTCAATCGTCCCTAATCTATAGGACTTGCCGGTTACGCCGCATCGTTTACACTTATATATGTCATGAGGTTTTTTTCCGTACATTGTCACGATATTGACTTTCTCCCATTCGTGACCGCCTTCTGATAAATTGAATTCTTGCATATTATTCTGTTTTTACCATATATTAAACCCTTCCGATTGTTCACAAAACTCTGCCAACTCTTCTACCTTTTGCAGGAAAACTTCAGCAGGAGGCTCGACCTTGTTACCAAGTAAAGATTTTAACCAAACCTGCTCTTTCTCTGGTTTCTTATCCCATTCTTTCCTTAATTCTCGTTTTACAAAAACATAGCCTCTGAAAAGTTTCGCCATGATAAGAGCTTCTTCTTTCGATACCTCAAAGCCATCGTTACTGACTGGACTACCATCAGGGCGGGAGCCGTTATATATATACTTACCAGGATCAAAGGTGTTCATTCCATATCCGAACAAATAACCAGCTCCCGTTTTCTGTAAAATAACTGGCCATGTTAAAATCATTCCGCTTTTAGAATTTATTTCTTCTTTCTTTGGTATTAAATCATATCCCATATCATCAAATTAAAATTATTCTACTAATTTTACATATCTCGGCAAGGCACTTAAATCATGAATAACGGGAATTCCACTATCTTCAATACACTCATAAATACCGTCCTGACGGTAATATTTACCCAATTCAAGTCTCATACCGGCAAATAGCGGATCGTGCTTTTCATTATACGGTATCGGGTCGTCAATCGTACCTTCGTGTTCCTCGTTGATCTCCTCATACAGGGCCGCTGTATCGACACTGGGCGGCTGATTCTCTAATACCGGATTAATATCCTGGCGAACACGGAACAAACCCTCACCATAAGTAACACGGCTTTTCGCCTTCAGCTCTTTGCCTATAAACGACTCCCAGGACGGGTGCAGATCCTTAACCGCCAGCGCGTCGTTGTTAGACAAGTCGACAGAATTTATTGTCATACGGGCAAATAATACCGCCTGCTGTTCCGGGGTTGTTCCTTGTTTTGAAACGGCATCCTTGACCTGTTGTAATGTCATACTTGTCGGGGTTGGATACCCGGTAGAGTAGTCCATCGCGGTTAGTACGTCAATACTGTCTGCCGCCTCGATTTCGTTCAAAAGCGTTAAAGTGTTATTGTTATATGCTGACAGGTATCGCGTCATATCGTTTACAATATACAGAGCCTCCTGCGATGTCACTTCAATAACGCCCTCTGACGTAACTATTGAAACATTATCACCTTCTGATGCCTGCGCCTGGCTACGCAGGAACAACAGTCCCTGCTCTGACATTTCTATTGTTTTGCCTTCTAAAACAAACTTTGCGGTTGCCTCCGTACTTCCGCACCAAAATGATATTATCTGCTGAACGTCGCTCAGATCCGGCTTAAACAGGAATGTTTCTTCCATATAGTTAATACCATTTGTCTGGCCTTCATCTGTTTCCGGATTCTCCTGGACATCCCAACGGACGTTCCACTTATTCAGGTCGGCGTTGATGCACTCAAATAACGATACGCCAGCTGTTCCTTTTACTCTTTTCATTTTACTACTGTTTATTGTTAAATTTAAAGTTTTCGTTCTACTAAACATTTTCCGGCACATAAGCCGAAATATAAGTTGTTACTTCGCATGATACGATTACGCGCCCGGAACCCTTGCACTGAGGACAGGCAACGCCGTCTTTCATGCCTTTGCCCTCACACACCTTGCATGCTACGATATGCGGCGGGATTGTCCTTTCGCGTTTAGGACTTGGTTCCACACTGGCCGGCTGCGATACAGCCGGTTGTTTTGTTTGTTTTCTTTTAAATCTGTCTAAGATACTGTTCATAGTTTTTTGAGTTTTCATTGTTCTTCTTTCCATTCAATTGTTACGACTGCTTTCAGTCGCTTTTTCCCTTTACAGACAGGGCATTCCTGCTTTATATGCTCCCCGTACTCATCTAATCCCCAAAACCACCCATTACCGTGACAATAGGTACATTTGAAGCCGTCCAGTTCCATTCGCTCAACAGGCTGTTCCTTCGGGAACATGGGCGGCTGGACAAATAATATAGGTTGTTTCTTACTCATGCTTCCGTCATACCTAAAGGAATACAAACCCATGCTCCATTCTCGTTCTTAACCTCAGCCCGGATAAACTGTTTGCTGATTGCCGGCTGGTAGCTCTCCTCAATTATCTGTACACCTTCCATAAATCGTTCGTTTCCGGATTCTTCCGCTATTTTGCGAAGCTGTACAACTCGGCTTGCTTTCAGGGTGCCTTTAGCATCACGCGCCAACAGCCTGAGTACCATTTTAACCAGGGATTGTGTCTTTGCATCGCTTGCCAGCCCTTCAATGTATTCCTTAACGATTGCAATACCGTCTTCCACTGTATCCCTGTAGCCGTCTGTTACATACACGCCGACCGTTATACGTTTATCACCTGCCGAATTGGTAAAGGTATCGGATCGTTGCCCGTCCTTCTTCAACTTAAGCACGTCGGCCTTCATTTCTATTACATTGCGGAAATCGTCCAGTATTGACTGTTTTGTTTCCTTGATACCTTGACTTAGGCACTCCAGCGACGGAATGGCGCGTTCAATTGTTTCATCCACCAGGTCACGATAAGCCTCACGATCACGCTTAGCCTGTTCCTTTGCGTTTTTAGCCGCCTGTGCAGCCTTAAATTCTTCAAACTGCTGTTTTTCCTCAGCTGTCATTTCTACTGTCTGTTTCACTTCTTCCATGATTCTGTCAATTTAAAAGTTGATTACTATTGTTGTTTCCTTCCTCTTTTCTTCGGATAATCCGGAGCTTGATATTTACCGTTTCCAGTTCGTCGATGGTCAGTTTCCGAAATTCCTTACCCGCAATTCGTGTGTTCATGCAGTAGGCATCTACCCGGTTCCAGTCTGTTGTATCGATACCGATTTTCTGCAATTGTTTTAAAACTGCGGATCGTTTGCGTCTCAGTTCTTCCCGGTAAAGCTCACGGGCTTTCAGGTTTGAGTCCTGACGCTGCAGTTCATCACACATTGCGTCGTACTCCTTTTCAGTCATTTCCCGGAGCGATTCCGTCCGCCCACCGGTGTACTGACTTACAAGCGATGCTTTCAGCTCATTTTTATCTACCGTAGGCAAACGGTTAAGAAGGACATAAAATCGTGCGTAGTTACGTGCTTTCATTCAAAATCCTCCTCCTTTAGTCCGTATTCGACCATTAATGCGTCATGCGATAAGGCTGAAAGCCGTTCCGACAATTCAGTGAAAATAAAAGATTGATCACTGTGTGAAAATCCCTCGGATTTTTTGATTGCGTAATTCAAGATTGCTTCTATTGTCTCGTCCATAGGAATTATGATTTATGTTGTTCAACTTTTTTTATTACCACCTTGCAATGGGTGGCATTGACTATCTTGTTTGCCAGTTCCAGATTTTCTATCTCAATCACAATCAGTCCGGCCGTTTTTGCCCGCCGTACCCGGATGTCGCAAGGGTATTCGCCTTCGTTCCATAGCAGGAGCACATGGGCGGCATATTGGGGTTCCATGCCTAACTGGTAAACTTTTTTCTTGCTCATCATTTGTACACACCGATTTTTTCCCTGTCGCTCCAATATTCTTCGGCCAGCTTCGGGTAGGCGACATACTCCCCGGTTTGTCCTTTAAATCTTCCTTTACTGAATGCGATTCCGCCCTCGACCCATATTTTCAGCGTGGCATCATACATCAACCCAACAGCGGCATCCCCTCTTGGATTCTTGCCTTGTGCATGGCTGATGAAGATAAACAGCTTGTTCGGGAAGGCCTCTTTCAGACTGATATAGTCGCGGTAACTCATCCGTGTGTACTGGAAACTGTCTACCACGACGATATTGTAACTCTTATGCTGGCGAAGCCTTTTCTTCAAAGCTTCCATATCTTCCTGTATGAATGCCAAACGGCGGCTCACTTCCGACATGCCGTGCATCTTGAGGTTGTTCTGAACTGTCAGACAAGCTCCCTCTTCCAGACTATCGTACAAGACCCTGTCGTATTTGCAGAGCTCTTTGCAAAGCTGCATGACAAAAGAGGTCTTTCCATTTCCACTGTTACCCCATATAAACCACACACCAACACGTTCTGGAGTCCCGAAGGCGGCTTTCCATTTTCCCTCAAAAGGGAAAGTATTATATTTCTTATCCAATATATCTTTTACGCTTAATGCTCGTTTCATACCTTTTTTGAATAGTGTTCAAATACCGTTTGAACAGTTGTATTTATTGTTCATTCATTCGTTTTGCCCGGTGGATGGCTTTCTTTACCCGGCGGAGGTCGAAGTCGCACGGCTCGGCATCGCGGATTACTTCATCTATCTTCTTTTTGTCGCTCAGCCCGTTAGCCACGCAAATGGAATACACGTCGGTGGCAGAAGTTTCTTCCAGTTCGAAATACTTTCGCCCCATACGGCTGAAAAACTCCTTATATCCCGGTTTCCTGTAACGCAGCCCACGTTCTATGCGCTTTTTGATATAGTCGGTACTCATGAAGATAATCCCGCTTTTGTCCTCCAGTTTATTGTATAGGCTGATGAAATAATGGAATACGGGTTCGGTCAGCTTGTCTGCTTCGTCGAATATCAGCAGCGGGGCTTCCATTTGAATAATGTCGTCCAGGATCAATCCCCATATTTCGCGGATATTGTGTCCGTCTGTCCGGATTCCGACCTTGTGGGCTATCTCACGCACGAAATCGCCCTTCTTCATGTCCTCGGAGCAAAGGATATAGAAAACCTCCTTGTGCTCTTCCGTGTAGATGCGTGCCGTCGTAGTCTTTCCGCATCCGGCTTCACCAACCACCCATGTTACGTTGCGCCAGTGCTGGGCATCGTCCAGTGCGTAGCTTATTTCCTGGTAAGCGGATGTTTCCACAATCTGCCAACCTGTTTCAGCCTTTCCGCTGCCCACCTGCGAGGCGATGTTGCGGAACATGTCGTCCGAAATATTCTCGTATTTCCCATTCATGATGCTGCTGATCGTGCCGACACTCGTGTTTTTCAGACTGCCCGCAGCCTTGTTCTGGCTGGGGTATTTGGCGACGTATGCCCTGAGAGCTTCACGGATCGCGTCTTTTTCTTTGGTACTTAATGATTCCATATTGTTTGTATTTTATTGATTTCTTATTTCCTGCTTTATAATTTGCCTGCCACTTTCCGGTAGTCCACCTCGTTGTTTTCTTTCAACTGGTCCCAGGTCATGAGGCTTGCCTTCTTGGTGGTCCTGCCCAGCCCAATTTCTTCCGGGTCACGGCTGTATTTCCCGGTTCTGCGGTCGATTTCGCGCTGCACTTCTTTGGTCACGCCTTTCAGTTTCGGGGTGCTCAGCCCGTTCTGTTCCGGGGCAACGCCGTAAGCGTATTCTATTTCTTTCGCTATCACCTGGCGTTCTATGCGGTCGCGTATATTCGCTTCCTGCTCCCTGCGGATAAATTCAGCCTCGCCCTCTGCCTGGTCCTGAATAGCACGGTGCACAACCATGTAAGGCTCAGCCACACGTTCAAACCTGAGCTGCCCGGCATTGTCTTTCCAGTAAAGGCGGATGCTTCGGAGGTCGTTCGGGTCGTATTTGACATAGAACTTGCGGTATGTGTTTTTCCGTCGCCATTCGTGGTCAGGTTCTCCGGGGGCCGAGAACACCTCGTAAGGCTTCTTCAGGCTGCCTATGGTTATCTGTATGCCCTGGTCGGTGAACGTAGCCGGGCGTTTTGCCCATATCCAGAAGATGTCCACCATATCGTGTACTGTCACCACGTCGGTTTCCTCGTTCTCGCTCTTTTCATACATTTCGATGCGGGGGATACCTGTCGCCGGGTGCGGTGCTGCATTCCATGCACGGCGTGCTTCGGCGTAATGTGCTTTCAACTCGTCCAGGGTGAAAAGCCGGTCTTTGTTTTCTTCTATGAATTCCAGGTTCGGACGGCTTTCTGCTTTCGTCGCCGTGATATTCATACCGGTAAACCGCCAGTCCTTATGCAGTTCCTGCGATTGGAACCTGCCAAATATGCTTTCAATCGTCTTGCTTTGGCCGCTGTACGGGGCGGTCGGGCGGTGGATATGGCATATCAGGTCAAAGAATCCTACCTCTTTCGAATCCTTCTCCTTTTCCAGCCGCTTGTGTCCGCCCTGGTTGTCGTGCACAATCTCGAAAGGCTTGTGCCCGCTCACCTGGATCGCCATGCGGTAGGCGTTATATTGCGCCTCGAAATTCTCGTGGTCGCTGATATAGTAGCCCAGAAGGACCTCGCTGTATGCGTCGATTACCTCGTACACCATCGTGGTGCGTATCTTTCCTTCCTCGTCCCTGTAATACAAGTTCAGCTTCGTTCCGTCACCGTACCAGAGGGTGTCGCGCCTGTCGGGTAGTTTGGTCTTGTGCTTCCTTCCGTAACGCTGGTGGGCTGCCAGTTCCCCAAACACGGCGTCATACCAAAGAGGCTCTATTTCCGGGCGTTCGAACCATTGCACCATGCTCCGTTTGCTTTTGAGCGGTTTCCAGTCCTTTTCCAAGGCGATGCGGTTTATTTCATCGAATATCTGCGCATAATTATAGACCGGGACACGGCTCCGGCGCAGGGCAATCAGCTGGCGGCCCATCTCCGGGATAATCTTGACGGTGCTTTTGTTGCCGACCTTTCCGGAGATAAGGGATATATACCCCTCTTTCTTGTAGCGACGTATCTTTTCCCTCAGACGTGCCTGGTTTTCCGGCAGGGTATGATGGTATATATCGCGTAAGTTCTCACTCGTAGCGGCTACGTTTTCCCATAGGGTGGCCAGGCTGTTGCCCAGCATCTTCCGGCTGGTAGTCTTATCCTCCAGGTCATATATGAGCGCGTTCAGAACCGAAGCGTTCAACGTGTATTCCGCTTTCAGCTTGTCGCTGAGGCTGGTTTCCACACCGTTCATTTCATACCGGTAGTCCTCGTAAAATGCACGTGCCTTGTCGTCTGTCTTTACCCTGTCTCTCATACGCTGTTGTTTTAATATTTGTTCCGGATCTCCGTATTTCGCTACAAAACGGACCTTGTATTTTTCAGGAAGCGAGGAATAGATGATCAATGCGTAAGAACCTTCGCCACCGCCACGTTGGGCAGTTCTTATCCTTTTTCTGGTAATATTACTGCTCAAAGTGTAAAACTTTATCACAGGATCATCACCGGAAGTAAGCTCCTCGTAGGTTACGCATAGTTCGTTCTCGAAATATTCCATCACCCGTTTTTTTTATTTACATTTGTAGGAAAATGTTAGTTTATGGAAATGTTTAATTACTGCTGTAGCTTGACCTTCACAACAGAAGCAAGGTCAAAAAAGGAAGCGGATAAGTCCTTAAAAGCCACACAAAAGGATTTATCGGCTTTTTGCTCCGTTTTTTGTTTCACCTGGTCTGTTTCGGAAGCTACAGCCCGTACGGATATTCCCGGAGTTTACCGGTATATCTACAGGTTCGATCTTTCGCTTAGGCTCCCACCGAGCTACATACTTTCGGTGTCCCATACAGTCCGTCTCTTTGCGAACATCAATAAAATCGAAATGACGGACGAGTCGTACTATGCGGATGAAGATGAATGCTAACCTTTCATAGAAGACCCGGCATTTCCCGATGTTTCTCTCCGTGAAGTCTTTGTAAGGGATTTCACGGGGAGTTCCGTCCGGCCAATAATGATAAATAACACCTTTTTGCATTTCATTCTCTTGTATGATTTTTGGCTCCCGCATAATTTAATCCTCCTCCAATTTGTCTGTCGGCACTCGTTTTATTAGCCGTACGGAATTGCCGAAGTTCAGCACGACCAGCATAACCACCCATAAGGAATTTTCGTTTGCCGTTCCAAGCAGCAGGATGAAGCTGAAAAGGAAATAACCGGCATAAACCTTTTGCTTTGCGGTGAGTGATTTCCACCACTTCAGTTCATTATCGAACAGCACCGACCATATCGCTTTCATGGTTCACGTCATTTACCGGTTCATTACCCACTTCAACGCCACCACGCATCAAAGCCATCTTTCGGATAGCCCGCGCCAGCTTGGTGTCTTTCCGGTACGCCAGGCTGTGCGATACCATTTCCTGAGTGCAGTTCATCAGGTGAGCAATTCTTTTCACCTCACCATATTCTACTATAATTCGTTTCTTCATTTTATACCTGTTTTTTAATTCATTACCTTGTTAAATATCTTCCGCTATTCTCACGAACCACGGAAGTTTTGCTACATTTGTAGCATATCCAATTAAAATGTACCATTATGAATCCAATCATTGAAGAAAAAGACCTTATGCTTTCCTTTGTCTGCGAGCATGGTTCCTATGCTGGTGTTGCAGGCTTTACTTACTCTGAATACCCCGTTAAGGGAAAGGAAAAGGTCATAGGCATTATGAAACACTTTCAAAGGCTCAACCTGATTAGCGAATGTAGTGCCAACGCCTATAAGGTCTCATTCCTTTTACATCTTGAAGCATCTGAACTTCTTTCCAAAGGAGGATTTAAAGCCCAGGAGGAACTTCTTCAGGCTAACATTGAAAAGTTGCTTCTTGAAATTGAGGACCTCAAACCGTCGCTTCCTCATAAGGTGGAGACGATTACAAACATCGCAGCCAATATTGCCACAGCAGTTGGGCTTTTCTTCGGGAAATAACATTACGATGTAATTCCAGAAGCAGTCCACCGGAGAACTAAAAAGCGGGCGTTTCTTTTTCAAATGTGCGGCGGCATACTGGTCGTAGTAGATTTCGCCATCCATTTCCACAATGGTTCGTTCGCCCTTGATGGTGTATTCGTTCACGCCTTCCTTTTCAAGTTCGGATTCGTCAAACCCGTACATAATGCGGGTAACCGTTACCGTTATCCTGTCAAGTTCATTCATATTGATTTTCTCTTTATCTAAGTTCAACAATAATCACTTCGTCCTCAAACGCCCCGGCCAACTCCGCCTTGAAATAAGCCATCGCGCACTCGCCGTCAAACACGGCAACAAACGTCACATTGTCCACCATATAGGTGAAAGTATCATCGTCATTCCTGAATTGGTCTAAAAAGCCTTCGACCTTTGACCACTCGTGGTAATCCACTGAAACTTTAATCGCTTTCATATCGTTATAATGTTTAATGTTATTGATGTGGGCAATCCCGGACTCGAACCGGGGACAATGGCTTCTATGGGTAAGTTTCGCCTGTTCTACCGTCTGAACTAATTGCCCGCCCGTCTTTCCGGGCTGCCAGTTAACCTGCAATCTTATTGCCTTAGAATAGTTCCACTTGATTCCTTGCGATAGTGTCGTAGAAATAACCGTTGGAGAAAAATGCCACCGCCAGACCGTCTTTGTTTATGATGTCTATTTGTGTATTGTAAATATTGCTTCCGTAGTGTATATCCAACGTACAGTTATTATGGCGTTCGTTACCTATTTTCACGCCACGCTTATTTTCAACCAGGCGTTCCGCCAAATACACTGCCTGGCGACTCTCTATATCCATTTCTTGCCAGCTACTACAACTGCCTGCCTTACGATTTACTTTCATATCCTTTGCTCTTTTTAAGTTTTACTTCTAAAATTCGTTTTTATGGTTGCCTTTTTATATCTTTGGAACGTATTCATATTTTGAATACACCGCAAATATAGATGATAATTTTCAACCATAAAAATATTAAAGGGATTTTTTTCAACTTATGAGCACAATTTTATCACGCATACAGGAGATAGTAAGTAATGAAGGTACAACAATAGGTGCTTTAGAGCGTATTATTGGTGCCAGTAAAGGAGTGCTATCTAGAGCCATAAACAATGGGACAGACATTCAATCTAAATGGATACAAAGAATAGTTGAAAATTATCCCCTATATTCTGCTGATTGGCTTTTAACAGGACATGGTTCTATGCAGAGAAAAGAGAAACCTGAAAGCTCACCAGAGATAAACTACGAATATAAGGGTGCACCTTATTATAATGTGGATTTTATAGGTGGGTTTGATATAGTTCTGAATGACCAAACAACCAATCCTGATTACTATATCAACTTTGCACCATATAATAAGCCAGGTGTTATCTGGTGCAACATTACCGGCCATTCAATGGAACCGGAATTAAACAATGGTGATTTTATTGCGATGAAAGAAATGACAGACCCCATTGAATACCTACCATACGGAGAAATATATGGGATAGTGACCGACAGTTACCGAACCGTAAAAAGAGTACGCATGTCTGACAGAAAGGGATTTATACGTTTAATACCGACAAACAAAAGTCCTGAGTACGGGGAACAGGAAATTCCAATCAGTATGATTCGAAAAGTGTTTGCTGTTTTAGGCAGTATGCACAGATTGTTTTGATTATTAGATGATTAAAAATAATAAAGGTGTATCAATAATATAATATAGGGTATTTTATGTATGCGAAAACCCTAAAAAACAATGTTTACAGAGTATTTTCGGACATTATATATATATAAATCGGTACTTAAATTATAGCGTTTTGCACAACCAAACGCACGACCATTTAACACATTTCGTTTTTGTTTTCATTATAATGCACGACCAAACGCACAACCAAGTGCACTACCAACACAAAAAAGGCGGTGTTCACAACCGTTCAAACCGGTTAGAACCCCGCCATTATAGGATCAGTCGTTTGAATACGACTTAAACACTAATAAAACAGCTATTTAGCCGCCCTTATCAAGTGCGATTGGATAATCATCGCCCGCTTGGTTATTTTACAGCTTCCATCGGTCATTCCTGCGTGTAGAAGGCTGCTTTTGGTAATCCCGACCTCTGCCTCAGAAAGCACGTCAAAGATGGCTGAGAGACTGCCGAAATAATAATTCTTCTTCTCGTAAAGCAAATGCACATGAATAACTTTTGTCATAACGTATTTGGTATTTTCTTTGTTGCAAATATACCAAATAATAATTATATGGAATAATCGAATAAATATTTTTCACGATTATAACCAGAATCAGACAAAATAAAAGAGGCCGTTTAAAGCCCCTTTCTATATCCGGCGAAGAATCCGCCAACCACATAATAAAAACGCCCGTGTGCGCCCCATTTACGCCTTATACAGCCCAATATTAAGCCTGTGTAAGCCCAGTGTAAAGCCAGGCGTTAAAACATCGTTCAAAACAGGCCGCCGGTGCAAGCCCAATGTAAAGCAAGTGTTACTTTTCGTTTTGCACGTTCATTCTTGCCTTCACCTTGTAACTTGTTGATATTCATGTATTATGTCTGTTTTTCTTATTCTGTAAGGTTTACACATTTCGTTTATCCCCCCTTACGAAGGTACAATATCCTCCGGGCTTTTTCATGGTTTATCAGTAATGATATGATTTG